ACAAATAACTAAAGCTGTTAGAATAATTGGTGTAGGCGGTAATAATGGAAGAGCAATATTTTCTTTTAATATAGCAAGCTCTTATGGTATAAGGGTTGGGGTTACGGGGTTAATTTTAGATAATATAGAAACAATTAATTATATAAGTAGTTACTATTTCATCACTAGTTCTTATGTTTTTAGCTCACACAATTCTATTTACCAAGGTTTTTATATAGACTTATCATCAAATTCATCAGACCAAGGTCAGTATAGATTCTATTATTGTATATTAAATGCCGTAACATTCTTACCAAATTCAGCAGTTAATAGAGTTGCATCTATACAAGGGTACAATAACATATTTTATAATTGTATAAGGAGCTCTACTTATGCTAGGGTATATTTAACACTTTATAGTGGTGCAACTTTAATACCTGGAATAACCTCTAATAACATTTTAACAAATGATATATTGTACTCTAATACAAGTTCAAATTATATTATTAACACTAACGCTAGATATTTCACTGATAATACAGAAGCTACCATTTACTCTTTATTCAAAGACCCATTAACAAATGACTTCTCTTTTGACAAAACCGTTAATATTTGGGACAAAACCTTAGGTCAATATATAACAACTCATCCATTATACAGAACAGGAGCTTACGATTATGTAAAGCAACAAAACTCTCATATTGGAGCTGGATACGAATGTATATCTCTTAAAACAGCATTAGATGATGAATTAGATGAAGCAGTAGATGCTACTTACACTAATTTAGAAGCAGATGCTAATGGTGCAATATTTAGAACTGATGATACAATCAATGGAACTTTAGCTTCAGGGATATTTGACTTAGGTTCAGCTATGAAAAATGCTGTAATTAAATTAAATCACGATTACGATATTTGGGCAGTTTATTTTGATAAAAGAATACAATCAGGTTCTGATCAAGTAGGAACAGGGTTTGATATTAAAATCAAAATAGGTTTAAGTAGTCCACCAGATAGTGAAGTATTATCAGTAATCTATGGAGTGCCAGTTAGAGTTAGTGGAACAGGAGTTAATATAAAAGGTAATGCTGATGTAGATTATGATGAAGCAAATAGTTATTTACCAGAGTTTAGATATTTCGAAATAACTGAACTTAAAATGAAAACCATTTAGTATGAGTACCTTACCATTATTAACTGGAGTCTCTACTTCACAGCAGGACTTAGAACTAAAACCTAAACGACCTTTTGTTAAAGGCGTTTCAGTTTATAAAGAGGATATTCAAAATACTACGCCAGTATTAAATAGTATTTCTTTCTTAGAAGATATTCCAGAGTTCTACCCAAGATTAATGAGCATATCATTTATTGAGGAAGATTCAAAAGCTACAGAACCAAGCACCTCAAAACCACTATTTAGATTTGGTGGATTTTAAAATAAATTAAGATAAATTATAAACATTAAAATTTAACAACAATGAGAACAGATGAATCAGGAATAGACTTAATAGAAACCTTTGAGGGTTTACACGATGGTGATTTAACAATAATTGGTTTACAACCAAAGATGTGTCCAGCAGGTATTTGGACACAGGGTTACGGCCACGCTATTGTTTATAAAGGACAATTTCTTAAAGGTAAAGAAAATAGAGATTTGGCTTTTAAGTTATACACACTTAAAAATGAAGATGAAGCAAAAGCTTTGTTAATTGAAGATTTACTTAAATACGAAAATAAAATTAATAGAGAGATAAAAATAAAATTAAACCAAAACCAATTCGATGCTTTAGTATCACACACATTTAATACTGGTGGTTCAAATACACTTTTTAAACTTATAAATGAAAAAGCTGATATTAATATAATCAAAAATTGGTGGACAACAAAATATATATCCGCTGGTGGAAAACAATTAAAAGGTTTAATACTAAGAAGAGAAACAGAATTTAATCTATACAAAAAATAAATATTAAAAAAAAATTATTTTATGGTTTTTTTTAGATATTTATATATAAGAAATAATAATTATTAATTAAAAAATTAAATAATGGCAAGTAATCAAGTATTCGTTAGTCCAGGAGTTTACACTTCAGAAACAGATCTTACCTTTGTAACAAGAAATGTCGGTGTAACAACATTAGGTTTGGTAGGTGAAACAACAAAAGGTCCTGCATTCCAACCTATTTTCATATCAAATTATGATGAATTCAAAACATTTTTCGGTGGTTTAAACCCATCTAAATTTAAAGGTAATAATATTCCAAAATATGAATTACCATATATAGCTAAATCATATTTATCACAATCAAACCAACTTTTTGTAACTAGAGTTTTAGGATTATCTGGTTATGATGCAGGGTTGTCTTGGGGTGTAACAATAAATGCTGATGTTGATATTTCAACAACTGGTACAACTGATGGACCTAACACAAGAAGTGTTTTATTCTATTGGTCAGGTAACACAGGAACAACAGCGGTAACATCTGTTTCAGCACCTAGTGACACATTAATAGAAACTTTATTCACTAATGGTGACTACGGAACATTATTAAACACTTTAGTTTCAGCATCAACAGGTGCAACAGGAACATCAGGTGTTATATATAATAAAACAGGTACATCATTTTCAGGTGTTAATTTCACATATAAAAGCATTGAAAAAGGTTACAACGGTACAACCGCTACTGGTTATACATCAGGTGTAACAACATATTATTCAGGAACATCTTATTCTGATGTTGAAGGTATGTTAATATCTGTGTTAAGATCAAGAGGTAGTTATGACGAACAAGAAAAATTAAATTTCGAATGTTCAGCAACAACACAGTTAGGTATATCATCTTCTGTTACAACAGCAGAGAAAGACGCTTTAGCTGAATTTCAATTAACTGGTGTTTCTAACACACAAGGTTCTTTCACATACAAAGTTTCTTTTGATAACACAAAAAGAAATTATATTAAAACTGTTTTAGGTTCAAGTCAAGAAGATGGTAAAACAGCTGTATTCGTAGAAGAACTTTACAAAAACACTTTAGATAATTACATTACCGATGGAAAAGTTAGAGGTGTTAATTTAACACTAATAAATTATTCTAACAAATATGATAATTATAAACAAGGTTATTTACCTGCTGTTACACCTTATATCGTATCAGAAGTTAGAGGTAATAAATTATTAAGATTATTTAGATTATGGACAATATCAGATGGTAATACAGCCAACAGAGAAATTAAAATATCTATATCTAATATTAAACCAGATGCAAAAGAATTTGATGTTATTGTTCGTTCTTATAATGATACAGATGCAAACCCATTTATTTTAGAGAAATTCTCTCGTTGTACAATGGATCCAACATCTAACAATTTCGTTGCTAAAAAAATAGGTACTTATGATGGTGAATATACATCAAACTCATCTTATATACTATTAGAACTTGCAACAGAATCTAATACATCAGACGCATTCCCATGTGGATTTATTGGTTTCCCAATTAGAGATTATAATAAAGATAATCAAAACGGAACTGTTATTAATCCTGATATTAGATACAAACAAACTTATGGAACTTACGAAAATAAAAGAAAATATTATTTAGGTTTATCTGATACTATTGGTATTGATAATTCTTTCTTTACATACATAGGTGTTCCTGATAGTACAACTGTTGATACATATACAGCAACAACAAACGGTTTCCACATGGATGTTACCGCTTCTGCTGTTACAATAGATGGTATAGAAGTAATAATTAACCCTACAGGTGGAACTTATTCTCCTACATATCAATTTGATTGTGGTTGTTGTGAATTTAAAACAGATGCTGGTATAGCTAGTACAAGTTATTCAGATATCAAATCAAGAAAATTCACTTTAGCACCTGCTGGTGGTTTTGATGGTTGGGATATTTATAGAACACAAAGAACAAATACAGATACTTACGCAATCAATGGTGTAAAAGGACAATTAGCTGGACCTGACGGAACAGAAGTATTTAGTGATTATATATTAGAAAACGGTCAAGAAGGTATAACATCTGATTATTATGCTTATTTAGAAGGTATATTAACTTTTAGTAACCCTGAATCAGTTAATGTTAACGTTTTTGCAACACCTGGTATTGATACATTTAATAATAGTAACTTAGTTGAAGAAACAATCGAAATGGTTGAAACCGATAGAGCAGATTCTTTATATATTGTTACAACACCTGATACAGATTCTTCAGGAGAAATATTAGATATTAACGATGTGGTTTCTGATTTAGAAAACTTATACGATAGTAATTATACTTCAACATATTGGCCTTGGGTTCAAGTTAATGATGCTGAAAATAATCAATATATTTGGTTACCATCAACAAGAGATGTTGTTAGAAATATTGCTTTAACAGATAACATATCATTCCCTTGGTTCTCAGTTGCAGGTATTGAAAGAGGTGATGTTGATTGTATTAGAGCTAGAAAAAAACTAACACAAGCTAACAGAGATGATTTATACGAAGGTAGAATTAACCCTATTGCAACATTTTCTAGTGAAGGTGTTAAAATTTGGGGTAATAAAACATTACAAGTTGCAGATACAGCTTTAAATAGAATCAACGTAAGAAGACTTTTATTACAAGCTAGAAAATTAATAGCTGCTGTTAGTTTAAAACTTGTATTCGACCAAAATGATGATGCTGTTAGAAGACAATTTTTAGAATTAGTAAACCCTATATTATCTAACATAAGAAAAGAAAGAGGTTTAGTTGATTTTAGAGTTACTGTTGATAGTAGTCCTGAATCTATAGATAGAAATGAATTATTAGGTAAAGTATTTATTAAACCAACTAGAGCATTAGAATATGTTTATGTTAATTTTACCATAACTAATACAGGTGTTTCTTTCGATTCAATCTAAAAATAAAAAACTATATTATGGCAGTATTTAAAAATATTGC